GCAAATTATACAAGTTGGTTAAATAGGTAAATTATATTATGAAATTATCCGATCTACAAGAATCCTGGGCAGAGGATTGTAAGATTAATGAGATGAATCTTGGCCATGAATCTGCGAGGACTCCTAACCTTCATGCCAAGTATTTGAACTACCTATCTTCAACGCGCCTCAACCTTCGTAAAGCCGAATCTGATTATTTGAATTGTCGTCGTAAGAAATATCGTTATTATCGCGGCGAGATGTCACAAGCAGAATTGACAGACGAGGGTTGGGAACAATGGCAAGGTAATAAACCATTAAAGAACGAAATGGATGAGTTTCTAACTGTTGATTACGATCTTGTTTTATATCAAGACAAGGTCGAATATTTTAAAACAGTAATGTATCAGTTAGAACAAATCATTCGCTCTTTGAACAGTAGAACATGGGATATTAAAAATGCTATTGAATGGAATAAATTTACCAACGGCATGATGTAATGGCAGATATCGAATTATCGAAAAAAGACGAAGCATATTTAAAAATAAGATGCGAGCCTTCAATAGGTCAAGAGTTAAACGATCATTTTTCTTTTGATGTTCCTGGTGCTAAGTTTCATCCTCTTTATAAATCTCGTATGTGGGATGGTAAAGTACGACTTTACTCTATGTTCACACAAGAATTATATGTAGGATTAAAAAGTTACCTAGAACGATTCTGTGAAGAACGAGATTATGTTATTGATTATTCTAATTATGTAGAAGAAAACGATGCAGTTACTTACGACATAGTTAGAAAGTTTTGCGAAGATCTAAATGTTGGCTCAAAGGGTAAACCTATACAAATTAGGGATTATCAATTTGATGCAGTATTTCAAGCAATTAAAGATGGCAGGAGATTATTATTGTCCCCGACAGGGTCAGGTAAATCTCTTATCATTTACTGTTTAATCAGATGGCATGAGCGAGTTGGTCGTAGACAATTAATACTTGTTCCAACGACTTCTTTAGTTGAACAGATGTATTCGGATTTTCAAGATTATTCTTGTTTAAATGGTTGGAAAACCTCAGAACATTGTCATCGCATTTATGGCGGTCACGAAAAGTCTAATGAATATGATATTGTCATTAGTACTTGGCAATCAATTTATAAATTGCCCAAACAGTTCTTTGCAGATTTTAAAGCAATTTATGGTGACGAAGCTCATTTATTTAAAGCAAAGTCATTAACAAGTATACTAAATAAATGTACTACCACTCCATATAGAGTTGGGACAACAGGGACATTGGATGGTACTCATACCCATAAATTAGTTCTAGAAGGATTGTTTGGGCCAGTTTATAAAGTCACAACAACCAAAAAATTAATTAACGATAAAACACTTGCAGACTTAGAAATTTTTAATATCATTTTAGAATATTCTGATGAAATTAAAAAGGCACAAAAAGGTAAATCATATCAAGATGAAATGGATTTTTTAGTTCAGCATGAAGCTAGAAATAAATTTATCAGAAACCTTGCAATAACACAAACAAGTAATACATTAGTGTTGTTTCAATATGTTGAAAAACATGGTAAAGTTTTAAAAGACATGATTACAGAAAAAGCTGTCAATAGAAAAGTGTTTTTTGTTTATGGTGGAACTGATACTGAGCAGCGTGAAGATATTCGTAGAATTACTGAAACGGAAACTGATGCAATTATTGTTGCTAGCTATGGTACTTTCTCTACGGGAATAAATATTAAAAACCTACATAATATTATTTTTGCTTCACCCTCAAAATCGAGAGTAAGAAACTTACAATCTATTGGTCGAGGCTTGAGAACAAGTGAAAGTAAAACATCTTGTAAACTATATGATATTGCAGATGATTTAACATGGAAATCTAAAAAGAATTATACATTATTGCATATGATTGAACGAATAAAAATTTATAATGATGAGCATTTTAACTATAAATTAGTAAAGGTATCATTATAATGGAAGAAGAAAAAGTAAATTATAAATTTTTGCGCCTGACATCTGGCGATAGCATAATCTGTAAAACAACAGATGATTGCAAGCAATTGACAGGTAAGCGCATCATTAGTGTAACAGACCCAGTAATCTTAAATATGTTAAGATTACCTAAAGATGGTGTGTTAATAGAATCATACGTATTGTTTCCTTTATTCAGTTTCTCAGAGGAAAACGTATATGAAATCCCAGTACATCAAATTGTAGTTGCAACAAACATCAAAGAAAGCTTGAAAAATAACTACTTAGAGTATATAATGTATAGAGATAACAAAGACGAGCTGTATACTGAAAGCGATGACGCTGAAGAAACAGATGAAGAAATTATTGAAGAATTATTTGAAAAATTTGAACAATCTTTAGGAGATGTGAATGACGAAAACAACAACGACGACGCCGGAGAGCGAGATATTAGAATTGATCGAGGAAATAGAAGAATCCTTCATTAAAGAAGAAATCCCCGCCAAGGCCCCTGCTCATTATGTAAACAACAAACAGTTTCTTGCTGCTCTTATAGAATATAAAGAGGCATTAGACAAAGCCAAAGCTGCAGGAGAGGAACCGACTCGAGTACCTCGATATATAGGCGAATGCTTTATTAAAATTGCAACACACTTATCATATAAATCTAATTTTATCAATTACACCTTTAGAGATGATATGGTTTCAGATGGCATTGAAAATTGCCTAACTGCTGTTGCAAAATTTGATCCCACAAAATCATCTAATCCTTTTGCCTATTATACTCAAATTATTTACTTTGCCTTTATTCGCAGAATTCAAAAGGAAAAGAAACAACAAGCAACGAAATATAAACTCATGGAGAATATGGATATTGATTCTATTATTCAAAATGCAGAAGATTCAGAAGCAGGTCGACATTTGATTGATTATTTGAAAAAGCAATTAGACACAATCGATCCTGAAAAACGAGAAACGGCATCCGAGACAAAAGCTCGCAAAAAGAAAGCGTCTGAAAAGGACAATCCTATAATTGACATTACTGACTAAATGTCATATAATTCGTTATGAATACAAAAATCAAAGAAGTCTTTAACATTCTGCAAGAAGAATGTGCTGAAGTTATACAAGCAGTTAGCAAGTGCGAACGCTTTGGTATTGACAATTTTAAACCCAACAAACCTAAAACAAATAGGGAACATCTAGAAGAAGAGCTCGGTGACATGCTGGCTATGATAGATATTCTATGCGGAATGGGTGTAGTTGACCTAGATCATTTGCGTGTTGCTAAATTGGCTAAAATTGAAAAACTAAAGAAATGGTCTACTATTTTTGAAAGTGAATATGAGCAAAATTAAGATTGCAGAATTATTTTATAGCATACAGGGTGAAGGTCGCTATATGGGCGTACCCTCAGTGTTTTTAAGAACATTTGGTTGTAACTTTAAATGCGCAGGTTTTGGTATGCCTAAAGGAGAACTTAGCAATGAAGCAAACAATGTTGACCCTTCTAAGTATACAGAATATAAATCGTTACCTTTGGTGTCTACGGGTTGTGATAGTTATGCTTCTTGGGATCCTCGTTTTAAGCATTTGTCTCCCGTTCTTTCTACTGATGCGATTGCCGATGCTATTGTTGATACGTTACCGTACAAGGAATGGCGAGACGAACATCTTGTAATTACTGGCGGTGAGCCTTTATTGGGTTGGCAAAAAGCTTATCCTGATCTTTTAGAACATCCTAAGATGCAAGCTCTAAAAGAACTTACCTTTGAAACTAATGGCACACAACTTATATCTGATGAGTTTGATGAATACTTATTTCAGGAGTGGACAAGGTTTGGTCGAGACTATGGTAATATAACATTTTCAGTATCCCCTAAATTATCAATCAGCGGTGAAAAATGGGAAGATGCAATTAGACCAGAAGTTGTTCAACAATATCAATTGTTAGGTAATACATATCTTAAATTTGTAGTTGCAACTAAAGAAGATGCTGAAGAAGCAGAACAAGCAGTAAATGAATACCGCAAATCTGGTTTCGGTGGCGCCGTTTATATTATGCCTTGTGGTGGTACAGAAGAAATGTATTCGTTGAACAATCGTAGTGTTGCAGAATTGGCAATGAAAAAAGGTTGGAGATATTCCGACAGATTACAAATCCCATTATTTAAAAATGCCTGGGGTACTTAATATAAATAATAATGTTACACAAAGGTAACAAATTTCAATCATCATATCCGAGTTAGGAAGGATTCAAAAATGTCATATAACAAGACAAAAACAGACCCAGTATTGGGACAACAAGTTCACGAACACTTAGTTAAAGTGGGAGTGGAAACACCTACATTTAAAGTATCAATGGATCGCAAAGATAAAATTGCAGAAATTGAAAAAAGCTTTTCATATATCATGCAAGTGTTGGGACTCGATCTAAATGACGACAGTCTAATGGAAACACCTAAGCGTGTTGCTAAAATGTATGTCAACGAAATCTTTTGGGGACTCGATTACGACGCATTCCCTAAATGCACAACTGTTGATAACAAAATGAAATATAATGAAATGGTTGTTGAACGAAATGTCAATGTCCAATCTAATTGTGAGCATCACTTTGTCGTCATTGATGGTTTAGCAACTGTTGCATATGTTCCAAAAGACAAAGTTCTAGGTCTATCTAAAATTAATCGTATTGTTGAATATTTTAGCAAGCGACCACAGATTCAAGAACGATTAACAGAACAAATTTTCCACACACTACAATACATTCTTGATACTGAAGATGTTGCTGTATTAATTGATGCGCAACACTATTGTGTTAAATCCAGAGGTGTTGAAGATACAGGTAGTTCTACAGTAACAGTTCGTTTAGGCGGAGGGTTCAAAAATCACCCAGAAGTTAGAAATGAATTTTATCAGATTGCAAGACAAGGATGTAAATGACAGTTAATGTAATGGTTGACTTGGAAACAATGTCAACAAGATCAAATGCAGCCATCTGTTCAATTGGTGCAGTAAAGTTTGAAGGTAAAGAAATTTTAGATACCTTCTATTGCACCATAGATCTTAAAACCTGCAAAGATGTAGGTATGCATGTTTCAAAAGAAACAATCAAATGGTGGTCGGAGCAAAATAAAGAAGCGCTGAGAGAACTTACTCGCAATAACATTTCTTTGAATCAAGCACTAGATGATTTTGAGGAATGGTTTGGTCCTAAGAGTTTGCCTGTTTGGGGCAACGGTGCAGTATTCGATAACACAATTTTATCAAATGCTTATTTTATTACGGGCAGAGAACCACCTTGGAAATGCTGGGATGACAGATGTTATCGTACAGTAAAAGCATTGTTCAATTGGATTCCTGCAGATGAACGGGAAGGCGTCTACCATAATGCTCTCGATGATGCAATGCACCAGACAAAACACTTGATTAAAATGCTAGGTGAGTAAATGAAGTTTGATAAATGCTACATTATATCATGGTTCGGCCCTGATAGTACAAATGCAAGACGTGCTGAAATACACAAACGGCAATTAGATTGGGTTAAGAAAAATGATCTCCAACCTGTAGTGTTTGCCCAGAATTATAAAGAAGAACAATACGAACCAGGTGTTGAATATATTAAACATCAAGGTAAAGTATTGACTCCGGGTGATGCAAGAAATGTCCTCTTAAAAGAATTTTATAATTCGGATGAGGATTATGCTATTTTTGCAGACAATGATACTTATCTTTATACTGGTCAAAAGTATGGTGCGAATGATACCTTTGTTCAAACATTCAGAAATATTCCATTTGAGAATCTTTCGGATGTGGATATGTTCTTACCAGTCAATCCAGCTAATCAACCCTTCACAAAGGACTTGACAGAAAACGCTGAAGGTGATAAAATTAGATGGAGATTCAGGCCAACATTTATGACAAAAACAAGCATTCTAATTATTAAGAATATTAAGAAACATCACAATAAAGAAATATACTTTGATGAGAAGTTTGTTAATTCGGATGGCACTCTTATTCCTTGTGAAGATCAAAATTTTGGTATTGAATTTATTCAAAACGGTTTAGGTGTTTTTATCTGTAATAATATTATTTTTAAAGAAGAACAAGCAACTGCCGAAAAGTCTACTTGGTCAACTGGAATGACTGCAGAACAAAGATGGGAAAGAACAGCATCCGGGTTAAAATTCATTTCAGAAATATGGAATTTGCCTAAACAAGATACAGTAGCAAAAGGAACTTGGATGAGAATGTTCAAGCAAAAGAATCCTAAGCTAAAACAGATTACAGTTAATTTAACAGAAAAAGCTGGAGACATACAAAAGTCTTCATTAGAAAGTTTATTTTTATGAGCAGACAATTAGAATATGTTATATCAGGTCCAGCATATCTGAGGTTAGGTGCAGAACAATGTAATGATCCTGAGACATTGGAAATGATTAAAGACATGATTTCCAGAACTGTTCACAATAAAAATAATCACCAATTTTCTTTATTGTATAATGGATTTACAGAAAAGAATTTTGGCGCTAAACTACAAAAATTTAGACCAGTAATTAAAAACATTCATGCTGACTCTGGCGGGTTGCAGATTATTACTAGAGGTTTACCAAACACATCTGAGACTCGTAACAAGGTGTTTGAGAATCAAGCAACATACGCAGACATTGGAATGGCATTTGATGAGATTCCAGTAAAGTCTACATCTGCATCTGGAGTATCATCTAAAATTGATACTAAGCGTAGATATGTTGACATGGAGAATTTTGAAAGCTATGCTAGACAAACTGGTAAAAATGTATTAGAGCAAATTCAAAGATTTGATTCTATGAAAAGTTCTTGCAGACCATTTGTTATTATTCAGGGTTCCGGACAAGAGACCTACAAATTGTGGGGCGAGGCTATGTTGGATGAGATTCCAAAAGATTTACATCATCGTATTGGTGGTGTAGCTATGGGATCAGCTGCTCTAGGTATGGGACCACTTGAAGATGTTAAGCGAGCATTCTTTGTCAATGCTGTACCATTTGAAAGACCATTTCATCTACACGTATTGGGTGTAGGTGCGTTGAAGCGTATCTTGCCATATTTGTTGTTTAGTCAAACCGGTTTATATGATGGCATTGATATTTCATATGATTCAACGACACATTCTATGTCTTTAGATAATGGATTGTTTTATTTCTCACATAGCAAGAAAAAGAATCCTGGTGACTATGGCGGTTCTTCTGTAAAAATGGGAAGACCATTTTCAAATATCTATAGAACAGTTGTTACAGAAATTAATGCTGTATGTGGAACAGAATATACTGCAGAGCAATATCATAAATTAATGAATATTTCTGTAGGTGAATATCTTGAGAATGGCGGTAAATTTGTAGATGTTATGAGAGCCAGACTTGCATTTATCTTAACTAATGTGCATAACTTTACATTAGATGTTAGTACATTAATGAATTCTAAAGAAGAATTTTTAAGATTCTGTAGAGATAAAAATTGTGAAAACGAATATGCAACATTATTCGATGTAAAAAATACTGATGATTTTCTTTATTGGGAAAAGAACGTTGGCAGGTTTATGGATTCAGAACCTGTTAGCGAGGTCGCCCCATCAACACTTGAGGACTTATTTGCATGAACAAGAGTTTTATTTTTGTTACCTTTCAGAAGGAAGGTATTCATCGTTACCCAGCAGCGGCAACGGATCCAAAATTAGCAACAAAGCGTTTTGGTAAACCAGATGAACATTGGTTGGATGTTTCATTCCTTGCAGACTTGCATAGACACATTTTTCATTTCCGTGTTGAGATGGAAGTGTTTCATGATGATAGGGATGTTGAATTTATACAAGCAAAGCGTACTATTGAACGCTGGTATAATGAAGACACATTGCAATTGAATCACAAATCTTGTGAGATGATTGCTAAAGATTTACACGCAAAATTAATTGCTCAGTGGCCTGATCGAGATTATGTAATTGAAGTATCAGAAGATGGCGAAAACGGTTGTAGAATGTATTTTACTAGGGATTGATAATGGGAAAATTATATTATATGGGTTTGGAGCCGTATGAAGGTCGTTATACCTTGCAGCTTCAGCATTGGAGTGAGGCGGCATTTAAGCGCCGAGGTATTGATTATGAAGTAATTCATGGTGATATTTTAGATGACTCTAAAGCAATTGTAACTGGACAAGTGCTTGATGCTCACGGTCGTAGTTATTATTCGTTGACACAGATGGCTAATCTTATTAAGAAGATGAAAGCTGGAGAAATTACATACGAAGATACAATCTTTTTTGAAGATATGTTTACTCCTGGTATTGAGGCATTGCCTTATATTATGGATCAAGTAAGTTATGAGTATCAGCCTAGAATATTTGTTCGTTGCCTTGCACAATCTATTGATCCAGATGATTTCGTTCACGTATGGGATATGCAGAAGTGGATGGGCCTATATGAGAAAATGACAGACCAATTCGTTACAGGTGTACTTGCATCTAACGAAGAGATGGTTGCTCATATGAAAATTGCAGGTTGGGAAGCACCAATCTTTAATATCTCTGGTTTAGCATTTGACAAAGATGAAGTTCGCAGTCGTGTAGTAAAACAGATTCCATTTAATGAGCGAAAACTTCGTGTAGTGTTTGCGGCAAGATTCGATCAGGAAAAACAACCCGATTTCTTTATGGATCTAATTGAAAGATATCATACACTCAATCCTGCTGTAGAATTTGCTGTTTTATCAGGCGGACCTTTACGTAGTAACAATCAAAAGTATTTGGGCCGCGCGCGAGCATTGGAAAAGACTCATAATTTTAAAATCTATGAGAATCTTAAAAAGAATGAATACTATGAGTTGTTAGGTGATTCCCGAGTATTATTTAATTGTGCATTACAGGATTGGGTAAGTAATACAGCATCAGAAGCAGATGCACTAGGTACAAATTGTTTGTACCCTGCGTATAGATCATTCCCTGAAACATTTGCCAATGATCGTGAATGTCTTTACATTCCATGGTCTCAAGATGATGCAGTATTTAAATTGAATAGTTTATTGTTTCAAGAGCGAGCCAATCTAGGCAAATTAGCTACTTGGACATCTAATACTATTGATCGTTGTATAGATATTATGTTCAATGCCGAAGGATCACATTGGTGGCGAGGTGGTAAGGATTACAGAGATCATGTCCCAGCAGCAAAATATTAAAACAGTCATAGTCACAGGTGCCGCCGGTTATATCGGCGGCGCTATTTGTATTGAACTTAAGAAACAAGGCTATAGAGTAGTTGGTGTCGACAGGCGGGTTAGTCCTCACTTAGAATCATACTATGATGAATTCATTCAATGCGATTTTATTGATACTAAATCATTAAACTGTATATCTGATAATATACCTGATGCAATTATTCATTGTGCTGGCACTAGTTTGGTTGGTCCAAGCATGACTGACCCAATAGAATATTATGAAAACAATGTTGCTAAAACTGCAAAGTATTTGGAATATATTACCAAATATTCTCCAGGTACAAAATTTATTTTTAGTAGCAGTGCTTCGGTGTATGGTGACCCAGAAAAAAGTCATATGCTATTTGAAAAATCGGATACTAATCCGATATCGCCATACGGTGAATCTAAACTAATGACTGAGATGATGCTTAATTGGCACAACAAAGCATATGGCTTGCAGTATGTATCATTTAGATATTTCAATGCTTGCGGTGCGGTTGAAGGTGGCACACACGGTCAAGAACCAAATGCTACTCATATTTTTGCTAAAATTTTTGAAGCAGCGTTAAACGATGAGCCATTTACAATGTATGGTATAGATTATCCGACAAAAGATAAAACCTGTATCAGAGATTATATTCATGTCACGGATATTGCCAAAGCACACATCTTAGCTATTGAGAATAATATCAAAGGCATATATAATATAGGTTCAGTCAAAGGATATTCCAATCTTGAAGTATTTGTTAAAACAGAAACCTTTTTAATAGATCAAGAAAGAATTAACAACGGCATTGTTTTCAATGTTGCACCTCGCCGTAATGGTGATCCTGCAATATTAATTGCAAATTCTGAAAAATTACAATCTGAAACTTCTTGGAAGCCAGAATGTAACTTAGATAAAATTATCGAAGATTTATTCGATTGGTATGATTCTAGGGCTTTTCAGAAAATGACAAAGAGGTCTCCGGCATTCACCCCTCTCTAAATATTCTGCATGTCATCAAACTTACTCAGAGAGGCAAGAGATGGCAAAATATATCTCAACAAAAACATATAAACAAATAGGTCCCGTAGCATACAGACAATGGAGAGCTGATAGTCATTGTAATCTAGTTCATGGATATGCGTTATCATTTCATTTTGAATTTGAATGTGACACATTAGATGCTCGCAATTGGTGTATGGATTTTGGTGGACTTAAACCATTAAAAGAAAAATTAGAGGACTGGTTTGACCATACTCTATTAGTCGCACAGGATGATCCTATGCGGGAACATTTGCTTGAATTAGGCAGATTAAAATTGGCAAAAATTACAGAAGTGGAGAAGACAGGCTGTGAGGGGATTTCTGATTTTCTTTATGAGTATATTAATACTATCTTTCTCCCAATGTATGGTAAAACCGAAGCAGAACGAATCTGGTGCAGCAAAGTTGAGGTACGAGAAACAGATGCAAACATGGCAATGAGAGTTGGTCACCGAGAAGATAGAGAGTTTGAATAATATATAAATGACAGCTGTACTTCAGATTGGCGATGTAGATGTATTTGACAGCATATCCTTAGATGATCTTTGGTGTATAGATAAATTAATCTTATCAAAGAAGTTAGGATATGAATGTGGTCCTGCAGGTATAGCACCCACTGTTCCAGGTAAGTACGTGGTGCGCCCTATTGTAAATCTAAAAATGATGTCAGTAGGCGCAACAATACAATACCTAGATTCAGATTCAATTCCTGATGGTTATTTCTGGTGTGAGGTGTTTACTGGTCGTCATTTAAGTTTTGATTACCATTGGGGCAAACAAACTCTAGCGGTTGAGGGATTTAGAAATGATCCAATGCGCCTAGATAGATTTAGTCGTTGGACAAAAATTGATATGGACTTTAAATTGCCAGGGATATTGCAAACTGTTGCAGACAAATATCCCTGGTTCAATGTAGAAGTAATAGGCGATAAAGTAATTGAAGTGCATTTTAGATACAATGATGATTTTGTTAATCACGATGCCAATACTATTATACCTGTTTGGCGTGACGAGTTTTACTCTAGCCCTGCAGGAGATAGATTGGGATTTTTATTAAAAGATATTTAAAGGAACAAACAAAATGTTTGGAACAAACTATACAGGCGGAATGACATATCGTTCTGCAAGTGAAATTAACTCAGCAATGGGCCGTGTCTACGGACATATGAGTCTTGCTGTTATGGTATCAATGTTTATTAGTTATTTTGTGGGCACTAACCCAGAGTTACTACAATTCTTTTTTACGGGTATACTAAAGTGGATTGTAATCTTTTCACCTCTGGTAGCGATCTTTGGTGTTAGCTATGTGTTAGGTAGAAATCCTAGCAAAGGTGTAGCCCAGTTATGTCTACATGGTTTTGCGGCATTAATGGGATTGAGCTTTGCAATGATCTTTGCTGTGTTTACTATGGGTAGTATTGTCAGTGCTTTTATGGGTGCAGCAATCCTATTCGGTGTTATGAGTGGCTATGGTTACTTTACTAAACAAAGTCTAGATAGTCTTGGCAAATTTATGTTTGTTGGATTAATTGCTATCATTATTGCTAGTATAGTCAATATTTTTATCGGTAGCACTGTAATGCAAATGGTTATTAGCGCATTGGCAATTATTATATTCTTGGGACTAACAGCATACGACACACAAAAGATACGTGAAGAACTTAGTATAGAAACTAGCGATAGCGCAGAAGTGCGTGGAGCATTAACTTTATACATGGACTTCATTAACTTGTTTATTAACCTGTTGCAGTTATTTGGTGACAGAAAATAATAATAAAGAATGTTAATGTTACAAATATTGAACAAGTCAATAACGCCACTATGCGTTATATTAGCCGCAGTATCTTACTCAAACCCAAGTCATTGCGGCGGACTACACTTAGAGATGCCATTAATGTGGCTAGTAATGGCATTAGCCCATATACCCCCGTGGATAAAAAAAGATTCTAATGAATAGTTTAGAAAAAATCTGGGCAAGAGCAACAGGTCATCTAATGGGCAATACCGATGATGATAGACCAGATGTTCCTATCCTTACATTACGAGAAGCAAAAATTGCATTGTTCCTAAAAACATTCTGGGTAGCAATACATATAGTAACATGCTTATTCATTATAATA